CCCTCCCCCCGCCGAGCCGAACAATTCGGCGAAACCCGATTGCAGGGCGTGCCCGGCAATGTCGTCGAGCGCCCGGAAGGCGAGCCGCTTGAGATCGTCGAAGCCGACGCTGCCGCGCCGCAGCGCCGAAAGCAGTCCGCGTTCGAGCGTCGCTCCCGCCCTGTCGAAGCCGTCGATCAGCGAATTGTCGATCGATCCGCGCACGGCTTCGAGATCGGCTGCGAAACCCTCGGTGCTCGCTCGCAGGTCGATCACGAGTTCGTCGAAGGTGTCAGCCATTTCGGTCTCGCTCCATCATGCGGTCGATTTCCGCGCGGCTAGGGGCTTCGGCGCCGGCAAGCCCGCTCAGGGGTTGCAGCGCCAACGCCAGTTCGCGCGGTGTGGATCTCCAGAATTGCGCCGGGCTCCAGCCGAGCGCCTGCGCGGCGAGTGCGCTTGCGCGCCCGGCCGCCTCGCCGAAAGTCCGGCTCATCCGCCGCCTTGAAGAACCTGCGCGAGGATCGCGCGAACGGGCTGGGTGGCAGCGACGAGGCCGGTCGTAAGCAGCGCTTCACCGACCGCCTCGCGGCTGGGCCGGCTCTCCGGATCCATGCAGTGCCACAGCAGGGCGCGCATTTCCCGAAGCGTGAGCGAACCTTCGGAAGCCCGGTCGACAAGCGCGAAGAGAGGCCCGAGTTCCTCCTCCACTGCGACCAGGCTTTCGAAACTGGGGCGCAGGACGAGCTCGGCACCTGCGACCGCAAGGGTCGTCTCGCCACGTACGGGATTGGCGGGCCGCATCACGCGGGCACCACCGGACCCGAGCTTTCGAGCTGCAGCGTGTAGGTGCGCTCCCCGTTGAAGTCGCCCGAATAGTCGAGCCGCTGGACGAGGAAGCGGCCACGCAGGCGCTCGCCGTCCTCGAAGGCGAGCTCGTAGTCGTCGACCGTCCCGGCAAGAGCGTGTCCGCGAACCCGGCTTTCCGCCGCACTGCCGAGGAAGATGCCGGCCGCGCTTACCGAGACCGAGCGGGTTCCGGCTCCCGAAAGCAGGTCGCGCCATCCCGCCGATTGCTTATGGGTCACGACGACCGGATCCCCGTTGATCGACATCTGGGTGGTCCGGAGGCCTGCAACCGTTTCGTAGGCGGGCGAGGCCGCGCCATCGCCGATCTTGAGCAGGAAGGCGGCGCCGTTCTGGGCTGGCATGGGGCGTTACTCCTCGATGGGTTCGAAAATGCGGAAGCGGAATTCGAGCAAGGCGCCCCGCAGGTTGCTGGCGCGGGCCTCGCTGCGGGCGCGCAGGAAGCGGATCGAGGCGAGCTCGAAGTCGGTCGGAGGCGCGGCAAATGCGAGCACGCGGCGCTCGATCGCAGCGAGCAGCCCGGCATCGCCGGCCGGATCGTCGGTGCGGCTTTCGAGTTCGAACGCAATCCGCACTTCCCGACCCGGACGGTCCTTCGTCCCCCAGTCGACCGAGGCGCTCGCGGCGATGCCCAGCCATGGGGCGCTTGCGCCTAGCGGTGCTTCCTCCTCGATCGTGTTGATCGGCGAAAGGTCGGGGTCAGCGCGAAGCCATTCGACGAGCTGCGCTCGCAATGCGTTTTCCATCGTCAATCCTGTGCGAAGCCGGGCCAGAGTACGGACGCCGAGCGCCAAGCGTGCGCACGCCTGGACTGGGGCGCGGATTGTCCGTCCTGCAGCACGGCGGCCCGCCGCTCGGCATGGCGGGCGAGCCGGGCGATGAGGGTGTCGGCATTGCTGGTCGCTTCGATCACGCCAGCCTCCGGACGCGCCAGGGGAGCCACAGCGCCGTGACGCTGGCGGGCGCGGCGACTCCGGCCTCTCCGGAGCGCGCCTGGCCTGGCCGGTCGCGTTCGCGATAATGATGCGCGGCGAGCCGGATCATGCCCTGACGCAACGGTGGAGGCAGGCTCGGCCAATCGGCTGCGATACCGGCCTCGAAGCGGATCGCGAGAATCCGGCCATCGCCGCGGGGCGTAAAGCCGATCCGCCCGGCGCCGCCCGCTGCCAGCGAAAAGTCGTAATCGCCGGGCGCAAGCGGGGTGCGCGACGCATCATCGGCAATTGCCTCGACCGAGACGAGCGAACGCACCGGCCCGACGGCAAGGACGTGCGGCCCGCCGGAAAAGGGCAGTTCCTGTTCGACCACCTGGGCGAGCGGGACCTGACCCGTGAAGGCTTCGCACAGGGCATGGCTCGCCTCGAGCAGGTTGACGAGCATGACGTCATCGACCGGCCGGGTGATCCCGAGCCAGGATTTGAGTTCGCCCAGCGGCTCGCCGGCAAGGTTTGCCGGCTGCAAGACAGTCCGTCGCATTGCGATCTCCCGAAAGATTGAGGACAGGAACACACGAAAGCGCCCGCGCCGCCGGCCGCGTGCAAGGCGGCGCGGGCGCCAGTGAACGGGGCGCGCGGGCAGGGGGGAACCCTCGCGCCCCGCGAACACGGCAGGACTTTGAGGCGTCAGGCCTCGATCTTGAGCAGCTTGATCGCGTTGCTGTCGAGCACCTGCCCGCCGATCCGCCGTGTGGCGTAGAAGTGGACGAAGGGCTTGTTGGTAAAGGGATCGCGCAGGATCTTTGTCGCGCTCTGCTCGGTGATGAGGTACCCGTGGCGGAAGTTGCCGAAGGCGATCGGGAACGTGCCGCCGGCGATGTCGGGCATGTCCTCGGCCTCGATCACCGGATAGCCGAGCAGCCGGTCGGGCTGGCCCTCGACCAGGCCGGGCTGCCAAAGGAAGGCGCCGTCCGAGGTCTTGAGCTTGCGCACGGCAGCAAGCGTGGTCGAATTCATTACGAACGATGCCCCCTGGCGGTGGCCGGCCTTGAGCGAATGGATGAGGTCGATGAGCTTCGCATCCGGCTCGGCATCGAAGCCCGCCGCGCTGCCCGATCCGATGTACTGCAACTGCCCGAAGGCGCGGGTATCGTCTTCGGCGAGGCTGGTCGGTGCGCTAAGGAAGCCCTCGGGCTGGTTGGTGCCGGTCCCGCTGACGAAGGCCGCCCCTTCGGCGCGGGCGAATTCTGCGGCGATCTCGGCGGCGAGCCATGCCTCTAGGTCGAAGCCGACGTCATCCAGCATAGCCTGGCTGGCGGCCGGGTTCGCGTAGAGGTCACCCGTCGGGGGGGCGATCTCGCTGAATTCGGGGGTGGCGGTGGCGGGACGTGCGGCGATTTCGCTCACCCAGCCCGACGCGGTGCCTCCGGTCGCGATGAGCTTGCGATAGCCGGAGGTCCCGGTCCGAACGACCTGGGCAATGGTGCGGATCGGGCTGATCTCGGCGAGTTCGCGAGCGATGACCGCATCGATCTCGCGCGGCACGGCGTAGCCGCCCTCGCCCGGGGTGGTGCCCTGGATCGACTTGATTTCCGACTCCCGGCCGCAGCGCAGGTAGCCTTCGACGAACCCTTTCACTTCGCTGCCCTGCATCTCTCGTCCGGCGATCGAGGGGCGCGTCGCGGCGCGGGCGACCTTGTCGAGGCGCGTCTTCACGTCATCGACGTCGCTGCGCAGTTCGCGGATGTCGGCTTCGGCCTTGTCCTGCCGGGCAACGATGTCGAAACTTTCCTCGAGCCGGTCGGCCGGGACGTCGGGTGATACGCTGTCGGGATTGAAGGAGTTTTCCATGTTCAACCTTTCTTCTGGCAGGATAAGGGCCGCTGGCAGGCGGTGATCGGAGGCGGAGGGCAGGGGGTCAGGCGACGAGATGGACCCGTGCGGCGAACTGCATCGGGCGGGTAACGAGGCTGATCTCGAAGAGGTCGATCTCGAGCAGTTCGCGGCCGCTTTCGGACCAGCGCGCCCGGCGCGCGCGATAGCCGAAGCTCAGACCGCTCACGTGCCCCCTGCTGAGCAATGTCGCAGCCCGCGACTGCGGACGGTCGATGCATGCGATCACGCGCAGGCCACGGTGATCTTCCGCCGCCTGCTCGACGATGCCGATCGGTTGATCGGGGCGGTGCTGCCACAGCAGCGGAAGAGGTGCGTTCCGGCCCTCGAGCGAGGCGGCGAAAGCTCCCGGACGGATCGTGTCGCGGTCCGCGTCCCTCACGTGGAACAGGCTGGCGTAGCCGGCAAAGCGCAGCGGCGTGGGCGCCCCGGCGATCACAGGATGTCCCACGCGCCAAGGCGGAAGGCGATGCCGATCAGAAGCAGTGCGAGAGCGGCCCGGATGACCCATTCGATGAAGGCCTTCCACGCGCTCGCCTTGGCGTCGCGCCAGG